ATATTATTAGAGACTATACTCAAACCAGCAGCACCACTGGTCAATAAAAATTTGCGTCTATTATACATAATTATTCCTATTTATAGATTGAAAATATTTAAAAGATATATAAGCATACACTATATGCTCGATCTTCATGTGGTAGAATCGATCCTCAATGATTAGGAGAGACAAGAGAATGAATAAATAGTGCTTCTGTATGTACTGGAAGAACATTAACTATTTTATCGAATCCTTCTTTTTCTGTAGGTCTTTTATATAAATCTAACATTCTATCTATTACCCACAGAGGAACTATTCTATTACGAGATTTATTATTTTTTATTAAAACTTCCCTATCTCTTTCAAAGACCCAAGCTATAATTCTAGCCTTGTATTCTTTAGCAAGAGATATATATTGTTTACGCAGTCTTATATTAATATTGGTAGCGTCAACTATAAGGTAACCCTGCTTGCTTTCATCTTGAAGAAATTCCTCAACCTTGTCTAGTATATGAGAGAATACTTGTGGAGATACTGATTGGTCAGTTTCGTCTTTGCCAAATACTCCCCTTAACTCGTCACTGCTTAAATAAGAATTTTCTTGAGGAAATGCGTCAACATAACTTTTTACAAATGTAGACTTGCCACAAGCAGGAGGCCCAACAGTTAAGTAAAGGGTTTTCATATTGTATTACTGTTCTCTTATAATCTTAGACAAAACAACACTTCTTTTTAATTTCTTTTTATTTTCTTCTGAGATATTATTATTATTATGATCCAAAAGGAATGGGATATTTTGATAGCTTGGAGACTTTACCATAGATTCTAACATGCCCATACATATTTTTTTACTAATAAGTTCAAATGAAGGATTCCAATTTGTATAAGGGTTAGATATTTCTTTATGATAAGAATAAATTTTTGGAAACAAAGGTAAACACTTAATAGCTAAATCAAAGCACCCCCTTAATGCTTCTGTATGCTCTTTTGGGTTTTCATTATATGCTTTGTTGGGCCACTCTAATAAACTACCACTATCATATGGATTAAATCTTTCTACAACATCTCCAAACTCTAATAATATTTTTCTATTTTCATACTTAGAAGTTAAGAATCCTGTAAGATATATAAGATGGGGTTTAGTATTGCTCTTTTTAGAATGGTATCTAGTTATACTTCCTCCACTGCCATGTAGATCAACAACAATTTTTCCCTTTGTCATATCTTCTAAATATGTGTCGTATTCTTTGGTAGTATTTCTTAGTGAGATTCTAGATGAATGGCATCTAAAGTTTTTTGTTTTCTTTAGCTCCTCATGTATTCTTTGTAAATATGAACAATCTCTATAGGAAAAACACAAATTGTCTTTGGGTAATTCTGTTGAGAACAAAATTAGTAGAGGAATATTATACTGGGATTGATCATGCCACAAATAATGAGACACATTACTAGAATCATAAGGATTTTGTAATCTTATCATTCTCATTAACAACCCAAGATTTCCCCCAACCATTCGTTCTATTTCTGTGAGTTCCCCAATATTACAATATGATGTTGAGTATCCTAGTTTTTTTGGCAGATCAACATCTGATTCTTTATTATCCCCAACATGATATTCAAACTTAGGAAGAGTATTCCATATTTTACCAGATGCTTTTCCCCCATGAGAAACATATAGATTAATGTTTGCTCTAAGTCCACATACATCCAACATATGTCTTATTACTGGTCTTGGCAGATACATATCACTAACTACCATATCTCCATCTTTTACCTTTTGAAGATTGATATTAATAGGAAAACAATGAGATAATTCTGTATCGATCTCTATCTGTTTAATACTATTCGCTTTATCTAAACTAATATTAGTATCTTGAGATAGTTGAAAATAAATACTATCTAATGATTCTGGAGACTTTTGTTCTGCTTCTATTCTATTTTTAATGAAACTATTATCATCTATTGTTTCTGATATTGATTTAAATATTGAATAGGGAGTTTTAAATCTGCGAGCTATCAAAGTATCAAAACAATCCCAACTAATCATGGATTACTCTTTATCCTTTATGTCAGATATTTGATTATGGGTCATAATATCATAAAACTTTTTACAATTATCTCTGTCACTTTTTAATTTTACAATCTGAATATGTGCTTCGTCTAACATATTAGTTAGGTGAAATATTTTATTTGTTAGTTCTTGGGTATTTGCAAAAGCAACCATATATTTATTCCTTTCTTATATAAGAAGCTATAGTATATACACCTATCTGCTAAGTATTGCAGAAAATAAAAGAATTGTACGAGGCTGTTTCTCCATCAATTGGGTTGGGCCTCCAGACAGGAGAGGGTTCTTCATTAGTTAAAATAAGTTCTAATTTTTCTCTAGTTGCAAATTCATCTACTGCTCTAACTATACCGGGGAATAAACTACAATAATCATGGCCCATAATATATCCACCATTTTTTACTATTCTTTTAGATTCTATTAATTCTTTAGAAAGAGTCCTATAGTCATGTTGGCCGTCTAAATAAATCCAATCAAAATAGTCTGATCTTAATGAGTGTAGAATTTCTGGAGATCGACCCCTAATAGGCACCACTATATTTCTTTCAATCTCCTCTTTCATATTAATATTAAAAACAGACAGAGCATCTGAGGAAGAAGACCCTTCTGATTTCCATGTGTTTGTTTCTTTATTATGTACAAACCAGTCTATTCTGCCGCTATCCCACAAATCAACACATAGTATTTTCTTGGGGTTACAACCATCTAATAGTTCTCTTGTAAATGTACCAGTAAAAATACCAACCTCAATACCTATTGTATCTGGAGGGATTAATTTAGAGATTAAATCTTTCCTACTAATAATATTAGTCATCAATATCTGTCTCAATCATATTATTTTTAGTTATATAATAGTTCTGTTTAAGTTCATCAACCCAAACCTCATAAGTTCCAACATCCATTCTTCGGGTAATGTCCCCCACATATTCTTTATCTTCAATCTTAATTTTACATTTCATTCTAGTACAAAGCTCCAGTAACGACTATCTTCCTGTTTCTGTAATCCATCCCAATAGATTGATCTTGCAATATAACTAGGAACCCCCAGCTTACCACAATTAACAGACCAATGACGCTCCGTCTTTTTGTACTCTGATATGCCATGTTTAGATTTGGTATACTGCAACCCGTCCATATTATATAAACGAAGCATATGAATGTCTAAGCACAATGCTCTTGCCTCATTGGGATGAGTCATCTCAAGAGCAAAGCTAATTTTAGCTAGACCCAACCCCTTAATTTTATCCACAATACTATCTCTCTTTTTTACATGGTACTTCTTTGTTGTTAGATAAAAATCTTTTGGATTAGCAAAAAACTTATCCTTAAAAGACCAAATATATTCTGTTCTATTGTTATGTAATCCTACACCAGATTTGTGTAGTTTTTCTTTAAGGGTATCTTTGTTGTCTGTCCATTCATCAAAATTTTTAATAGCATTATATCCCCTAACATTACCCTCCCATGTGGTATGAACGCTGCAAAAGGCAAAAAGATACCTTCTAAATATGTCATCTGTGTTCTTAGGCTTTACTGTTTCCCAATATTCTTTATAGGACACAATCTTGTCTTTGGGAAAATTGTCAAAGAATTTTTGAGCTTTAGTCTTATCCATCACTACTGGCTTTTTTACAACTGGAGTAGCTGAAACTAGAGAATCAGAAGGAACTGCTGAATCAGATGGGGCTACGGAATCAAGCATTGAATCTCCAAATAAAAGGGGTCAACCAATAATATTGTCTTTTCGTATTCTACACTAGCTCTATCGGTTTGTCAAGCCCTCTAGCATGAGATATTCTCGCCCTTGTTAGCAAAAGTTTAGAATGGGGTGGTAAATTCTTTTGGAATGACCGGCTAAATTCTTAGACTCTTACTAACAAAAACGAAAATATTTTAACTCTATCAGAATTAGCTCTTAAATTCTTGTGGAATAACTTGGTAAATTCTGACAGAGGAAACATAATCTCAAAAATAATGACGGGTTAAATTCTTTTGGAATGACGTTTTAAATTATTTCAGAGATCAAATGTTGTTTGAAAAAATTGAGAAGTTCATACATTGATTTTCTGTATTGCGTTCTATACTTGATAAAAATAGCGTCCTCTTGGCTTGTAAAATTTCCTCTGTTAATTGTTGCTTCAAACTCTCCTCTTCTATCTGTTAGTGGGATTTTTCTTTTCAGGTTTATGCTCTCATCCTCTTTAGCCTTTTTAATAATCCAGTTTTTCATACCGTGATGAAGTAAATTACTTCGTGCAACCCCTCCTGCAAAATGATTTGGAGTCATACAAAGAACATATCTTTTAACAAAATTATTAGAGGGGAATTTACCCGTCTCTCTAAATAGTCTTAATCTAGCTTCGGTATCTCTTAATATTGCTAAGATAGAATATATTTGAACCATATTTATCTGTTTGATCTTAACAGTTCCTGCTGGTGCTATTTTGGATGTTTTCTTAGACACTTCAAGTCCAAAAACATCTCTAGCAACAGGAGACAAACTATTATAAATATGTTGTATATTTTCTCTAATATATATTGTGTTTTGATCGTCATCTGCCTCGTAATGATTTACTCTGGCTTGATTTAATATCTTATTAGTAATATCTTTCCACTCCCAACCATCTTGTAAAATATCGGAAACCTCAAATGATTTTTTGGGATTCATCATTGAAATCTCAGGAAATGCCTTTAGTAGAAAATATATTACTTTTGGATCATTTAAATCAGACTTTTTTGATTCAGAATAAGCTATTGCTCTTGGAGTTGACCCATGAGGAAATAGTTTTAATTTAATATCATTTGAGTCAAACCTTTTGTAAAGATCGAGCAACTCTTTTTCAGTAAAAGGTTGAGCTAAAGAATACTCTTGCCTTGGGCAACCAAGATGAGCGCGTTCCACAACCACAGTTGTACCAGACTCTAGTTCTTCTGGAAGTTTTAATATGTCTTCGTGACTAATTATTTTACAAGTATCTGTTTTGGGATCATACAGAGTAGCGGTATTTTTGCCACAATCAAGAACTATCGCATTTTCAAGTAACATATTGTGCTTGGCTTTTTTATCTTCTGTTAGCATTAACTTATTCATAACTTATATACTATCTCCTTTTAGAACTTTAAACGGAAAACTTAAACGCTGTTGAGCCATTGTATCTTTTCGTATTTTACATCAACCCTATAATCTTGTCAAGTGCCTTTCCAAAATATATTCTCGTCTTTGTTAGCAAAAGTTTAGAATGGGGCGGTAAATTCTTTTGGAATGACCGGCTAAATTCTTATACTCTTACTAACAAAAACGAAAATATTTTAACTCTATCAGAATGAAGTGATAAATTCTTGTGGAATGACTTCGTAAATTCTGATAGAGTAAATATAATCTCAAAAAATAATGACGGTTTAAATTCTTTTGGAATGACGTTTTAAATTATTTCAGAGATCAAATGTTGTTTGGAAAAATTGGCGGCTACTTATTATGTGTCTCTTTCTTCACCGTGCAAATATTTAAATGTTGGAAACCTCAAAGAAATTCCCCCATTTTGATTTTTAGTTTCTTCAAAATATTGGATAGTAGCAATCTTACCCAGAATCTTTTTTGGGTTTTTATAAAATTCTTGTCTTTGATCCACAGTAAACCCAGAACCTACCCCAACCGAATTCCCCTTGTGATGAATAATTATACTAGATAGCATAGTTTCTTCATATTCTTTACCCTCTTTAAGATACCTAAATTTACCCATCTCTGTATCCATAATCTGGTATTCATCATCAAAGAAAGATTTTTGCTTGAGTAAATCTTTGCTCCTTTTCCCCTTATATCCAGCATCTTTCCTTAGAATAAGACCCTCCCACTTATTTTCTACTGATTCTTGGATCAAATATTCAAAATGTTTTTGATCTTTAATCAGAGTTTGGGTCAGAATAGTTAGTGTTGGATTATCATTTTTAGATAAAATATCATTAAGATTGGATAGTCTTACACTTAAACTTCTTGAACCTACTCTATCATAGAACTCTTTGGAAGACAATAGATCAAATATTTTAAACACAGGATTTGAAATAGTAAAGTCTTTCTTTCTTATCAACTTCATTATTCCCTGAAAACTCTCTTTGCCCTGAAAATCTAGTAAACAAATTTCCCCATCAAATACAACATCTTTTAAACCTAGAGACTCAATAGCTTCTTGTACCAAGCCAAGAGTTTCAAAGATTTTGCCTTGTCTTGAAAAAGTAGTTGTTTTTCCTTTGTCGTCAACCACTACGATACATCTCGCCCCGTCCATTTTCTGAGATGAATACCACCTGTCGGCAAAATCCACCTTAGCATCTTCATAACTAGCAGCAAGAGCAACTTCAAAGATAGGAATAAGATCAGGAATAACCTTATTGATAATCTTATCTCCCGCTCTAGTCTTTAGGTCTTTGTCTATGATGCAGTGGATAAGGTCTGCGTATGATGGGAAATTAGAGACAAAAGTATTAATTGCTCCAATAGCATCGTGACCAGTAATCTTTCTTGTTCTGAGATCGTCCAACAAGTCAAATATGTCAACATAAGAGGAACCTGTTAGGTGGTTTTTCTTTACCAGATTATCACTGGTCACATAAAATTGATATGTGGGATGATAAATATATCTAACAAGTTTAATTAAATCTTGACTATGATAGTTAGTCACTAGGTGTTTTTTAAGAATAGCAATCTTATCATTGCTGCTGCTTGTGGATTGTAGTTCCACGCACAGATTATTCAAGTCTCTCAACAAGGCTTTTGTGTCCAAGGCTTTTGCATTGACCAAGATCATTATACTTCTCCAAATTTTTCTATGCTTCTATTCCTAGAACTCATTCTACCACAGATCAATCGTCTTGTCAAGTATCGGATTGATGGGTTTCTAAACTTTAGTTTTTTAGAATAATTCTTTTATAATTTTGCCAGAATTAGCAATCTTCATAGGTCTACCACTCTTAGAAGTAAAAGTAGTTTCAAGAGAAATTCCAAGAGATTTTATAACACTAGCCATTAAATCCTGTGAAGAATATGGCTCTGATATAACATCCTTGCCATCTTCGCTAGTTTCTCCAACCACTAGCCCACCCTTAAATCCTGCCCCACCAACAACAACACTCCAACTCTTTGCCCAGTGATCTCGTCCTCCGTTAGCATTGATATTGGGAGTTCTACCAAATTCCCCCATCCAAATAATGGCAGTATCTTCTAATAGACCCCTATCATTTAGATCACTTACTAAAGCACTCATAGCTTTGTCTAATTCTGGGAGTTTTTGATTTTCTAGTGTTTTAAAAATATCAGTATGATTATCCCATCCTCCTAAATCTACTTCGATGAAAGGAACTCCGATTTCAACGAGTCTCCTAGCCATCAAGCAACCTTTTCCAAAACCAGTATTACCATATTTTTCAAGCATCTCTTTTGGTTCTTTGCTTACTTTAAAAGCATCCATCTGTTTACTTGTCATTAGCTTTACTGTTCTATCAACAATTTTCAGATGATCAGAAGCTCCACCTCCCCTATTTTCAGCAATAAATTTATTCTCTATAGCAGATAGCATTTGTAGCCTCTGCATAACTCTTTCATTATCTATTCCCATATCTAAATCTCTAATGTTTCCATTAGAATCTACAACAAATGGAGAATAGCCCATGCCTAAAAAGCCGGGGCCGACACTGCCTCCACCAACACTAACGAATGAAGGGATTTCTAGTTCTGGAATAGATGCCATTAATTCGTGAGAAATAACGCTGCCATAACTAGGATGATCAATACTAGGAGTTGGAACATATCCTGTGTGCATATAATATCTTCCACGCATATGATCGGCTTCTCTAGTGCTCATGCTTCTCACGATGCTCATGTGGTGCATCTGCTTGGACATTAGAGGCAGGTGTTCACAGATAGATACTCCATCAGCACTGGTTGAGATGCTTTTAAATTGGCCTGCTGTAGGAGTACCAGATTTTAAATCCCATAGATCAATAGTGCTTGGCCCACCACCCATCCACAATAGAATAGCGGATTTGTGTCTTTTGCGAAGATCAGCAACATTTGCTAAAATAGAATTTGCAAAATTAGAGATTGGTGCTGCTACTGCTGCTGTTCCAGCAACATGGCTTAGAAAATGTCTACGATTCATGGTATGTCCTTTTAAAATAAGTAATCTTCTATATAAAAAAGAATACACTAAAACTATAAAATAGGGCGTGTACGAGTTGAACGTACCTATGATCACCTTATAAGAGTGACGGATGCAACCGGCTTACCTTACGCCCCATATGTATCTATTCTACCTGTTCGATCAGACCTTGTCAAGTCCTTTAATTATTTTTCTTCTTTTTTTTCTTTGGGCCAAAACATCATATTATTTGTACTTTCATCCCAGCCACATTCAATATGTCCACTAGCTGCTAGTTTAGACAGTGTCGCATTATAGAGTCCAGTATCAATCTGTGTCCAAGCATTATCCATACCTTTTAGATCAACAACAGGACAATCATCATCAGTAACTTCTAGAGCATTATTTCTAATAATGTCTTTAACTTGATGTATTGTCATATAACTATCAAGGTCTATTGTCGTGTTTTCACCATCTGGAAATTTACTGTGTACAAGAGCATCAGCAACTGCTTTTCTAATGTCTATTGCAAAGCTATCAAAGTGAGTAATTACATATGATTTTTTTGTCATTTTTCAACCCCAACAACTTTATACAAACTGCCACTGTTTTTGGTGGAAACTTCTCTGAGATCGTCCAAAGTATCTTGCATACAATAGTCTCCTCTAGGTAGCCACTTAGTATTTCTTGTTAATGCTGTGATTATTTGGGGAATCCAAATTGAGTATGCTCTTGTGTGTTGCTTTGGTGCTGAGTTCTTTAGAATATCTGTAATGCCTTTCATATGTGCTATGATAGCATCCCTGTGATCTTCCAATTTATCAATAACTTCTTTTCGATTCATACACCACCGTTTTCCTTTAGTTTAAACTTGATTATTTTATGGGCAGTCCTATTTACATTCGTCTCCTTATCTTTCATATCTTTACCCATCCAGATAAAAGCATATCCTGTATGCTTATCTATTCCATAAGCATGAATCCCATTGAACTCTACTTTTTCTACTCTAAACTTTCCTCTGTATCCCATAGGAATATAATCACCGTCTTTACCAATATAGTATGGCCCACCATTTACCTTTATTCTATCTCCACATACCAGAGTTTTCCAATCAATATTACGCAAAATCTTAGTAGTTTTTGTTTCTTTTGATTTTACCTTAAAAATAAAGGGAGTCTTGCAAGAAGGGCAACAAAATGCTCTTGGGCCAGTTAGCGTCAAACATTTATCGCACTGTTTTTGTCCTTTTCCCATGATCTATTCTCCAGAAGGTTTATGTCTCATCTCTCTTAGTATATCTTGAGCATCATCGCTTGTCAAGTGGTCTTATAAAATTTATCTGGCTCTTCTGTTCGCCCTATGTAAAATGCGGATAGTTTCTTTGGCATTGCTAGGAACCATCACTAATTGTGGGGCTGTTTTATGCCCATAGTCCATAAATCCCATAGCTTTTCCTTCTGTGGAACATCCTTTGCATACGATAGGTCTATTTTGCTCTGTCAAGAAATCATATCTTTCTGAATCAACATCGTCTCTACAGTATGAGCAGAATAATCTCATGTGTACCTCGCATAATCTTCTTTTGAGAGTTTGCTTTCAAAAAATAGAGTTGTAGTAGCACAACTCAAATCGTACCGAACATCTGGACTTAAAAAAGAAAGTTTTCCGCGATGATCGAACAACACCTCTGTGTTGTCCTTGTCTACGCAATCGCAATTTTCCAGAGCCAGAATCAATTCTGAAACCGTCATATTCTATCTCCTAGTTTCTGTCATTCCTCAATCAGTCTTAATCATACCTCTATATTCGGGTTTGTCAAGACCAAACTTGAGAAAGAATCCTTACTTCTTTGACAGAATACTCCATTTTCTCCACTCCAAATAATTTTTTTTAAATTAACCTTAGATAGAATTTTTTCACAATTATTGCAGGGTTTACTCATCATAAGTTTACCGGGGCGATTGATTCTCAATACCACAACTTTCCATGATGGATCAATATTCTCGTATTCATTCCATAAATTACATAATAGATTAACTTCAGCATGGAGAAAAGGAAACTCAATATATGTTTGTATATTAAATAAGTCCCCAATCATCTTAGCTTTAGCATTCATTTTAATAGGATTATTTTGTCCAATACCTATTGGTTTTTTCCCATCGAAAGCTATAGCGAAATGATACCTTCTCTGATAAGGATTAGGCTTGAATAATCCATAAGCTATTTTTAAAGACTTATCTATAATCTTCATGTTATGTAATAGTTTGTTTCAAATCCACAAGATCAATGCTAATGTTTGTAGTAATATCAATCTCTTTGATTTCAGATAGTTTTTCTTGTATAGCTCTTTTGATTTTGAAAATTTTACTATCTATAACCAAATCATTCAACGATTCGACTTTAACGTCAACAGCGATAACTCCTTTTAGAGTTAAGATCGAAACAGGCCCAACAGATGTTGTCTCTTTTGCTGCCTTTTCTGCTGCCTCTTCTGCTGCTGATCGAGGAAAAACAATTTTGATTGGGTCTTTCAGTTCTCTTTCATAATCTAATTTCCAAGAGTCATCAACAGCTTTTAATGGAATAGGTACTGGCTTAGTTCGTTTGGTTCCCTTAAAGAATAAATCATCAGGATCAGAATTAGAATATTGTCCATAGGCATCATATTCAATCTGTTTATTTTTTGGAATATTATCTAAAGTCTTGTCCCAAGGGTCATTCTTTTCCCATACATGAGGGTATCCAGAATAGCCTCTACCACAAGAACACCGTCCTTGACAACCACATTTATTCATTGTAATACTACTCCTGCTGGTAAAAATTCAAAACATTTATCTTTCATCTTTAATTCTAGATCAATATCAACATCCACCCCGTATGTGTCTGGTAAAGACGTTAGATAATCAGCATGTGCTCTAGGATTATCTCCAAGAATTCTACTCTCACTATAATGAAATAGTGGCTTGTATTGTCCCCAAGTATCTACACATATTTCAAATGCTTCTTGTTCCGTTAGTCCATCTGGATGACATTTATGGTGCAGGTAGTCGAATGTGATAGGTATATTATGAACAGGGGTCAAGTATTTGATTAGCCTATTAACGCTCCAACAATTCAACTTGTCATCATTCTCAATAACCAATCTATTCCTACAATTAGTATCTAATCTATTATAATTAATCATAAATCTCTCAATAACTTCTGATCTCTCACCCGCATTTGAATGGATATGAATATTCATAGGTGAGTTATAATCAGGTGAACAACCGATCTTGTCCATAAACCAACTATAATAATTTAATTCCTTAATAGTTTTCTCTACTGCAACACTATTAAAAGATGCCAATACATTAAATTCACTAGGATGACAACTTACCCTTGTTGGATTAGCTGTAACAAAATCTTTAATCTTACTCATAGCAGATAAAATCTCATCATATTGAGGAAGATCGCCCAACTCAATATTTGCTCTGTCATAAGTCATAATTGGAAATAGATCACTACTAATCCGATAGGTATAATTATTCTGAAAACAAAACTTAATGCACTCGAAAGTAACATTCATATTATTTAAAATTCTACCACCTAAAATATTAAGAGCCTCACTAATTTCTAATGAGGAAAATCTTTTATATGTCATGGTCTGAAATTTGACTGGCGGGTCTTGATCGGCTAAAGACAATACTATACAACAGATACCATAACTCATCGATTTATCCTTTTAAGAGGGAGAACAACTGCGGGAATAAGAGTCGAACTTATATCTTGCAAATTAACAGTTTGGTGCATTACCATTATGCTATCCCGCAAAAACACAATTGTACCATGAATATCGGCATTGTCAAGAGGCCACTTCAGGAATTTCTTCCACGCCCCCATAATTCATAATTTCTACACAATTATCTTCGCATCCTATTATTGTGGGCCAATGCCAAGAAGATGGAGGATTATTTTTGTCTTCATAACTAATTTTCAATATAACTATTTGTTGTTGTTTCATTTATTCTCCTAATGAGCTAAAAAATATAATCCAACATTGCTAAAACTATATCCTACATAAGCTAAACACATAGCATTGTTTCCATTGTACCATTGCTCCACAGCAACATAGAGATAAATTAATCCAGTTATAATAATCAGGGGCTTACTCATTATTATCTTTCTGTTTGATCGTTATCTTGTGTTATCCATATTGTACTAGGTTCATTTTCTCTAGATTCTGCTGTAGCAACATCTTCAGCATCCCATTCAGCAGGTTTTTTGGGTTTGGTTTTTATTTTAGTCTTTTTGCCAAATATCTGCTCATAATTAGTATCATAGAGTTTCTTATTTACTGGTCGCGGATTTGATCCTTTTCCTGACATTAGTATCCTCTTTCTTATAAGTTTGTAACCAATTTATAAAATTTGTTTTGTCCTTGTATCCCATTCCTCTAATAATAATCTTTTTGTTACCGTCCACCAACATATAAGCTGGTATAGAGGAAATCTTATAAAAACTATATAATTCTGGATTATCTGTTATGTCTATTTCTACAAAGAAGTATTTACTTATAATCTTTTGTACTTCTGGGGTTTTAAATATAGGCTTTAATTTATAACACCAAGAACAACTTTCATCAGTAAAATATAATAGTACGATCCCTTTGGTATTTTTAGCAGCGTCAAATACATCATCATATTCTGATGCTTTGTTATTTTCTAAAAAAGAGAAAAGACAAAACAATAAAACAAGGATTGCTATTACTCTCATTTATGCTACCTTTGCTAGTTTTTTATCATTCGTAATAAGATGAACAGAATAAACCCTAATAATTTCATGGGTTGATCCAAATAGTTTTTTAAAAGTAGCTTCTGCTTCCTCCATAGTATCTGCTATAATATCATCATACAGAAGTATTGTTTGTCCGTCTAAATCTTTATTATCCAAACCGGGATTGATTAGTTTTCCTTGTGCGGTTACTGAATATTTGTTTTTAGACATTTTTTCTCCTTTAATTTGGTGGGGATAATATGTTTCCGATTAATTTCATAAACAACATAGATCATTACACATAGCATAATAACCAATAGTAGCAAACCCATAGTCATATATATAGCAAATAATATTAATGTTATATTAATAAGAGTCATTGGGCCTCTCCAATAGATAAGAATGATTACACATAATTTAGATATGAACTTTCACAGAGGCTAAATAATATTTTGCTCCATTATCTAACTTTATATTATAACCCGAAGATAAGACAGATTCAACTTTACCACAATCTTTCCCAACCATCACCTTATCATTAATATTTAGAGTAAATAAACTCTCATACTCTACAGTAGCACAATTCTCAACAAGTAATGATGTATCTTCTTTAGCTAGTCTAAGCAACACTTGTTCAGCAGTCGCATATTTATCATACATCTTTCTGATTATATGAAGATTGTCGTCTACTTTACTTTCCCCAACACTATTTTCTAATGTTTCGCAGAATGATTTAAATGATGACATTATTGGTATCCTTGTAAAGATTTAAAATCGATCTCTTTTGTAATAGTCTTCAAATACTCGGCCTGATAATCAATCCATTTGTTGTTTGTTATATGATTAAAAATATCTCTAGCTAGTTTACTAACACTCTTAGATACCCCACTAGATTCTATATTATTATTTTTAGTCCAGTAATACCCATCCTCTTCTTTAATGGTGTTGTATCCTTGTTGCTTTGCCCACTTTTTTATTTCTTGAAAACTAAACATTTTTAATAGCTGGTAATCCTAGCAATTTATTTATTCCATAACTATTTAGATAATGAAACTTATACTTCCTGTGGAAATTCATTGCCGCAGCGTCTGGATTATCGTAATAAGCAAGCGAAGACGATCCATAGTAACAATGTTCAGGAAGATAGCAATATATCCCAACAGGATAGCAAACATTTGTATTATATTCTATACTAATTTGAGATAATATATGTTTGATAGTATTTCCAGAACAGATTAAATCATCCACAATAATAAATCTTCTTGGCTGTGGCCCCTCAATCATAAAGTCAGAATAACAATTTTCAGTTCCTTTACGAATTACAACTATATTCTTTCTTAGTCTTCCGCTATTTGTGGCACAACCATTAGACCACTTGTTCCACAACAGACAATACTTTCAAACCTATGTACTATTGGAGCAAGTTCACAAACAGCCTTATCTATGATCTTATTTCTGCTACGATGATTAAGGATTGTTCCAGTATGATCGGTAGCAGCAATATACTCGCCGCTATCGGTCTTACGCCAATCTTCAATAGGTAGTAGTTTATTAGACATTTTATCAATCTATAAAGTCTATTGCCTGATCCTTGTAATAGTTAAGCCATTCTGAATAGTCCGATTCTTCTTCTTTAGAAAAAGAAAAACTAGAACCCTCATAAACAAACTCTTCCAAGCTATCTTCAAGGACTTCGCTTAACTCAAATGGCATTTTTATCTCCATGATAGTATTCTACCAGACCAAACAACGCTTGTCAATAGGTGAATATTTCAGAAAAATATTTTTAAGAATTAAGAATATCTCTTAATAAGAACGCTTATGATACCACAAACCAGAGCGATCAAGAGAAATATTTCAAATACCGTTCCATTCATTTATCGATTCCTTCTTAGATTCTGCCCTTGTGCGTTCTTTTTTAGGGATAGAATTGTGTTGTCCACTACCTGAGATATGTGGATTGTGTCCAGTTCGCTGTTCCCAGAACTTTTTGATCTTGATTTGGATATTGTCGTATTTGTGTTGGCTTGTCATACCATAATCCGTTATAATAGTAGTAGGTTTTGTTATTGTTTTTGTCGTAAGCGGCCCAATAGTATTCCCATGAAGGAATAAAATCTTTTTTTTCTATGTTTGCTGGTGGGGACTCGGCAGGTTTTATATTCTTGTGTAAAAAATCAGCATAATATAGACAACAGATACTTAACACCACATACAAAATCTGAGCGGTCATTTTCCAAAACTCCTTCATAATACACCCTATTGGTAGTTAGCATACACTTTTTTCCTATGGGGATTCCACATGAGAGGTGTTGCTTCATATACCACTATATCGACACGCTCTAGATCAGACTTGAGCAAAATCGCGTTGACAAAATCTAATGCTTTGTCTCTACTATTTTCATTGCCCAATATCTGATTGGTGTTAGCATTTACTATTAGAAATTCTTTCATTCGTCATCTGCTCCATAACCAATTAACTCTACTCTATCACCATCTTGAGAATAGATAGATCGATCCGAATACCCACCCTGATAGTGACAACCGATATGATCAGAGTCTAAACATCTTTGGGCCGTCTCTACAGTCTTGTGTTTATGTTCACAACTGCCCCGAACACCGCCATCTGTAAAATAAAACATCTCTTTTTCTCCTTGTTTACTGATTTTACCACAATGCCACAGCTTTGTCAATAGCATGATCACAAAAATCTTGTTTTTAAAGAAGACGTATGTTCTCTCAGCGATTCATTTTGCACTGCCATCAGTATTGAAATAAGTGGCTAGTCTCTCTAATGCGTCACTAGATGCTGCTAAAATATCAGTCCATTTGATGATCTCCGTCAACAAGTCAGAATGCTCACCTATTCCAGCGGCTTTATTAAAATAAACGTCTAACGTAGCAATAGCCTCTGATTGCTTCGCCTCGAAATGCAGTCTAGTAGCAGTATACAGCTTATCTCCCATTTTAAATCTCCTTATAAATAGTTACTAATATATATTCTACCCGAATATAAACTTTCTTTTTCGATCTTGATTTTTCCTCGGATCGTCTGTATGATTATACAGAAAATACAAATTCTGTCAATGTCTCTTTCTAATCCCTGATTGTTCTTATAAGCAGTTGCCAATAATATATCCCACAATAAAACATAGGATCACGATAATTATTCTTATTAAGATATTCCTATATTTCACAAAAATCCTATCGTTGTTTTATCCTGTCCAACAGCTTTTGTCAACTCAAATTCTTCAAACCATTTTGTTTCGTGATTCCGTCCATTCCACCACGAACACTCATAAGTAATATGATTGTTATATTTAATATTAATACTAATAATAACCCCCATAACATCACCAGTTAGATTAACCGATGATCCAACACTGATAATTCCCAGATCGTCATTCTTTTTCATTTTTAACCCTTATTTAAAATAATAGTATTTTGCCCCACAAATCAATTTAAAACCCCTAACAACAAGAAATTCACCCACCCAGAGTCAATGGATAGTATACTTCCTCCCACCAAGTCATAAAGTTCAAAGGATGATCAGTTGTATTATTGATAATATTATTATCTTCTAATCTATCCAGATAGTCCTTATAGTAAGAGAATAAATCTCCCACATTGTCACTATTCATGTTCATCATAAGTATCAGTTTCTCCTAATCTGTAAAAAGCATTTGTTATTATTCTTTTCTGTTTACTTTCAGATAATTGTCCATTACCAATTCTGTGAGCATAACTCCAGCTATCAATTTGTCCAATATAAATATTTATAAGATCATTATTACAACCTACAATAGCGAGATTAATAGCATGGAATAAGTCTTCGTACCTTTTTATCTTTTCTTTATTTGTTGGATGTTTCATAGATATGTTCCTTAATTATTGATAGACCATCATCATACCACATATCGACTGCTTGTCAACTAGAATTTAGGGAAATCCGACATTTTTTCTGATAATCCATTTCATTATGTATTTATAGATACCGACTGATAAACCTTAGCAGTAGAAGGTTTTGTTTTAAAGAAAAAGGTTTGATACAATCGTCCTTCTTCAAAAGTATTAGAAAATCCATCCGCTCCACTGTGCGGCCTGCTGCCTCTGCATAATATTAATCTATTAAATACAGCCCCTAAAGAATCTATGAGACTCCAGTTGTCTTCTGAGGTCATCCAATCATAATTTTTTTCTTGATTTATATTGTTCCAAAGAGACAGGCCAGAATAAATTGGAGCATCTGGATTTAAGTATATTAATCCCACCCATCCGTTTTCTTCAACGGAGTTCCAAGTGTCTGTTACATGGTTGTGGACTCCTTGGCCCAATTTTTGTCCCGTTAAAGGTTTAATATGAAAGGTGCAGTTCCATTTACAACTCTTATTATTATTTCTTATTGAGTCTTCCCTACTTCCATGAGCCGGATAGCCTTGTCGCCAAAAGTCTAAATCAATTTCTTCGTCAACTATATCGTTCAGTCTATTTATTAAGGATTCAGAAGATTTAAATGGACATTCGTTCCATTCTTTGAACTTAGAAGCATACCAACTAGGTGATCCATACGGTAAATAATTATTAGTTTTTAATTCATTTAGAGCGTAGTCTCTTATTTTATGAGGCTCATTATAAAAATTTTCTACAAGAATAATATCTTTTTTCATATATAGTTCGATTCTTTCGATAGTAATAGATTTATTATATCGGGAAATCCGACATTTTTTCTAATTTTTTCGCAGGAACCACAAAAGCCCCATGTAGAGATTCAATTGGCACCTCATAAGTTTTTGCTGGCAAGTCCTCGTCTTTAATCCACCCAACCACATAACACCTTTTCATATCCTTCGGCACCAAGCATAATACATAAATCCAATTTTCATGTCGTTCTCTTGGCCTCACAAGAAGTCTATAACTTAATGGATCAGAAGAATATCTCATTAAACTCCCCTTAACATCCACATTAGACAATCCTATAATATCCACCCCATCATCTCCCTTATAAGGATTATTATTAGCTATTTCCCTAGCCTCTTTATATCCCCCTGAAGATTTTGTTAAAACCACCGATGCTGCATAATTGGCTATTTGCCCCACTAATTGATCTTCGTATAGATACTGTTTTCTATTTTCATTTCTTCTAATTTGAGACTTTCCCCCAATTGCTGCTTTTTTAGCATTAGTTTCTAGTAACTCAAAATCTATTTGTGGAACATCAAAGATTATTACTTCGTTGTTAGAAATTTCTGTAGCATTATTTATCATATTTTTCCCCTTTTTCTTTATTACTTTTTTCTAGGTGATCCGACGACATTAATGGCTGAGTATTAGTATAGTGAAATGCTTTGGTAAAGTTTTCTTCAATAGTAAAGTCAAAACTTCCTATTCGTATAATGTGGTCAAGTTGCCACGCATCAGGATTGTAAATCTGTCCATGATTGTACCAACTCATAGTGTCGGTAAACTGACTTTCAATATGTTTTTTGAACCCATCAACAGTAGTTCCAAAATATTTCAAACACTGACTATCATTCCTATCTGTAATATTACCATTTGTTATTATCTTGAGGAGTATGTATTTAAATATACTTTTTATATTATGTACTCTTTTATATATTGGATCGTTATCATGTTTATTTTTTCGCCATTTTCGGTTTGTAGCCCTTTTTTCTTCTTTATGTTCTGAATACCATTTTTTTTGATATGGTTTCCTCTCACCCTTATGTTCTAAACGATATTCTTTAGTGGTTGTGCTTATTCTGTCCTTATGTTGTAAATAATATTTTTTATTGTATTCTCTTCGTTCTTCTTTTTCTTCTATATGTTCTAAACGATATTTTTTATTGTATTTTTTTTTGTATTCTCTTCGTTCTTCTTTATCTTTATGAGGCATTTGATTCTTTATTATTATAGGTTGATTATGATTTGATTAGATTCTGATTAGGAGATAATGGGTGGTTTTTTGTAATCAATAACTCTATTTAAAGTGTTTGATAATATGGTCAAGTTGGTTAATTGTATACTTTTATTTGAACTATTTTGACTAATATATTGGTCTAAAATACCACTCAAAAGGTTGATTTCTTTAACGGTCAATAAGACATTTTTATACATATATTAAGCTATTTATTACTATTATTACCAATACCATACATAACACTAAAGATACCTATTGACCCATTTTTTCCTAGATACTATAAGACCATTATTATCACTATTATTTTGCCCCTAGTATTCCTCATTCTTCCCTATAATCTATCACGGGGTCTTAAAATAAGGAGAAATTAAGTTAATATAATCAATATTCAGGTTCATAAAGTATTATTATTCAGGGGAATCAGGATGATCTAGAATTGTAGTATGGGAAATAGTGGGGTTATATATAAAATTATTTAAGTTTGGAACTAATATTTCTATTAGAATCATAGAACCTATAGTGATTAGTACCACAAATATGAGACTATTGATAGTATTTTGTTCTTTTTGAGGATTATTTATAGTCATGGTTAATTTATACCCAATATCCAATTTTTCACTCTGGTAAAGAAATTAGTGGGGGATTTATTTTTATCACAAACTTTCTTACATGATTTTTTACAAACCTTTTTATCTGCACCACTCTTTTTATCTTTGTTACAAGGGATTTTCTTGTTGCAAGCCATAATTATAAGTCTTTCTATAAAATAAATATAGGATTAAATATTCCCAAATCTATACTGGTCAATATGGGTAGTCTATCTTATATATTATACAGTGGGGAAAGTAATAAGTCAAGGGGTTTTTTAATAATAATTATTATGGTCAATCATTAGTATCCCCAATTATTAAATCATTTTCATATAAACTCTGAATCAAGGCTCTACTATACCAATTCATACCAGTATCAAATAGAACAACAGTATATTTACTACTAATATATAATGTACCAAACCCCACCCATAATAAAAGGGTCAAAAATAAACAGTCGGTGAATTTAAGGTGATGATGATTATTCATAAATATAATATTAATTATTCCCCATGTTAATTTCTTACCTGCACCATATAATTATAATGATGTTTCTATAAAGGTTGATCCCACTAATCCTACACTATTATATTCTATAAATAAAACTAATATGATTCCCAGTATTAGAAAAACTAATAGTACCGTATGAACTTTCATGTGGCCTCCTTGCCTAATATAATACTAAATTAAACTTCAAATCTCGCTGACTATCACCACAGAAACCAATCTTGGTAGATAGGGCAAGACAGTCTCCCACCTTTTAAACGGGCCTACTAAACTCGCTGACTATCACCAAGACTACCAATCCCGGTGGATTAGCAAAAACAAAAGGGTCTACCAAACTCGCTGACTATCACCAAGACCGCCTATCTGGGCGCATTAGGAAAAACAAAAGGGTCTACTAAATTCTCTGACTAATTGTTGACCATTTGGTCGGTTGCAACTAAATGGTACAGTAGCCTCCCCAATCATATGAGAAAACAGACGAAATATAGATTAATTCTCATACAATCGGGGCTTAGGGTCGTCGATCATCTCTTACTCTCCCATCAGTGGATCGGGTTCGTTCATTTCGAGAGTTCGTTCAAGGAGTTGGTATACCGCTGGATCAGATCGTCAGCGATAACCTCCTTTTCATTAAAATTAGGCCGCTGTGCCGGGTAAAAATCATTTTTCGACGGATTG